TAATGTACAAAATTCATTGGAAGGGACACCGTAATCTACTTCGTAGATTTTATCTAATATTGGCATCCTAAAATTATCCCCAAATTTTAACGACTCAATAGCATTAAATAGATCAGTCCACTCGTGTGTGTCACCACCATATCTTTGTTGATAATCTACGAGAGAAACTTCTTCTGACAATGCTTTAAATCCACAACGGACTCTGAGAGCATTGATTAATGGTGAAATTGGCTCACCTACTAACCCTTCTAATTTTTGACGAATCAAAATATCTGCCCTTTGAATATTACCCGTGTCATTAAACTCCTTTACACTACTTAAACCAAACTTATTTCTGTCTGGAGCACCATCAATAACTCCAAAAGATCTAAGTATTGGCCCGAGCACCAACCAACTAACACGCATGTTGAATGCTCTTTTTAAAAAGGTCAAGGAATTAAAATTCCCTTTTACCTCAGCTGTTACTTTGTATCCTACAAATTTAGCACCTGCACAAATTTGTTGTCTAATATCTTGTACACCATCTTTTATAAATTGCCTATATATTCCATATGCAATGAAATAACTAGCAACATTATTTAAACCGGTGGTAAGCTTAGATCCTGAATACAAAAACATAAAAACTGGTAATAATGAGACATATTCACTACGTTTACAATTGTTACGGGCAACAGTTGGTTGAGAACATTGTTCTAAGAGCAAATCACACATTGCTTCTTCTTCCAACCCTATCGCCAAATAGCGATAAAACCCGAACATTGGTAAACTATGCGAAGAATCACATGAATTTATATCTCCTTCAACTAAGAAAACTCTACCATTAATCTTAATGATAATTATATTATCATCGGAGAAAAACACAACCATAACAGAATTGTCAGGTAACATAGCTATCTCCATAAATATTAAATCAGATTTTTCTCTGCTTTGCGCATCAGAGAATTTAACATAAAAATGGTGTAACCCACTTTTATCATCATGATGATCCAAAATCTCACAAAAATCAATCTTCTTCTTAAACAAGTCTTTTATTAAAACTGTTAATACAATGTCAACTAAGGCACCCGGTCCAAAAGAACCGAACAAACGTGGGACCTTTGAATACTTCCCGAACTCCCACTTGACTTTAGATTCAGGTGTGGAAGAGTTCTCCAAAATTTCTACCAAGCTATCATCGTCATCAACGTACCTTCCATACAAGACACGTTTCGGATGAGGTAATAATACAAATTTACTTAACAACTCTACATAATTATAATATCTATATAAAGGTGTATAAATATATTCGATCACGGACAACCATACTATTCCGTAAAAAATTACTAAACGGGCCATAATTTTCATATAAAAAAAATGTAACCCTTTTCTTGGTAACAATGCATCCAAAATTATCTTTGAATCATGACGACCATCATCATCATCTGAATGCATAAAATATTGCTTTGGGGAAGAGGTACGAGTAGTCGTTACATTAACGGGACGACTTGTAATTGATTTTGAACACATTTCATAATGTGCCCCGCATATCTTAACTGTGTCTAAATAAAAATGTACATCATTAGTA